ATGGCGTACTATAACATAGAGAAACGACTAAAATCCGATGGCACACCACGCTATCGCTGTAATGTGATTATCAAAGAAAAAGGTGTTATCACTTACAGGGAAAGCAAAACATTCCCTAAACATGCTCATGCCAAAACATGGGGCGCACAGAAAGTGATGGAATTAGATCTATATGGCATTCCATCATCAAATGCTGTTGATGGACTTACAGTCCGTGACTTACTACACAAATATTTAAATGACCCAAATGCCGGAGGTAAAGCAGGCCGTACTAAAAGATATGTGCTGGAACTGCTTATGGATAGTGACATATCCGCGATCAAACTATCTGAACTGACAGAAAATGACGTAATTGAACATTGCAGGCTAAGAAACAACGCTGGTGCAGGCCCAGCAACAGTCAGCCACGATGTTAGTTATCTTGGCAGTGTTCTGGATGCGGCAAAACCTGTATACGGAATCAATTACACATCAAACCCGGCGAAAAGCGCTCGTCCATATCTACTTAAACTCGGTTTGATTGGTAAATCAAACCGTCGTAATCGTAGACCAGCATCTGATGAACTGGACATGCTCATTGAAGGCCTTCAACAACGATCTACTCATAAATGCTCAAAAATTCCGTTCGTTGATATCCTCAAATTTTCTGTGTGGTCCTGTATGCGAATCGGAGAAGTATGCCGGTTACGATGGGAAGATCTCGACCAAGAACAAAAATCTATACTAGTAAGAGATAGGAAAGATCCACGTAAAAAGGAAGGTAACCATATGAAAGTTGCCTTGCTTGGGGAAGCCTGGGATATCGTCCAGCGCCAACCCAAAAAATCAGAATTCATTTTTCCATATAACAGCACTTCTGTTACCGCAGGATTTCAGAGGGTAAGAAGCAAATTAGGTATTAAAGATCTGCGATACCATGATTTGCGTAGAGAAGGGGCAAGTCGCTTATTTGAGGCTGGTTTTAGTATTGAGGAAGTCGCTCAAGTTACAGGGCATCGTTCATTAAACGTGCTATGGCAGGTATATACCGAACTGTATCCGAAATCTTTACATAATCGTTTTGAAGAACTCCAAAAGAGCAGAAACAAGACCTCTTGACACTGTTTATTTATACAGATAAAAATAACACTGTATACAAACACAGTATAGAGGGATTTTTATGCGTATTGAAATCTGCATAGCCAAAGAGAAAATGACTAAAATGCCAAACGGTGCTGTGGATGCGTTAAAGGAAGAATTAACTCGGCGCATCAGTAAGCGTTATGACGATGTAGAAGTGATCGTAAAAGCCACCAGCAATGATGGGCTTTCTGTTACACGCACAGCAGATAAGGATTCTGCAAAAACATTTGTTCAGGAGACTCTGAAAGATACCTGGGAGTCTGCTGACGAGTGGTTTGTTCACTAATAAACACGTAAAATCGGTAACGGCTGGAAATCATTCAATACCCGCACTATCGAAAGTTCACCAGCCAACCGCAGCACGTCCTGCATACGTCGTGTCTGCGGTTTTTCTTTTTCGCTTACATTGTGTCTGGTTCTTCCGGCCACTCAATATCAGGTGCAGTTGATGTATCAACACGGTTCAGCAACACCCGATACTTTTTCCAGGCTTCCAGCAACGAGTTTTCTTCCTCCGTTGCGATCTCCAGATCTACAGCATCCTGAAGTGGCGCAATATGCTCACTGAATTCCTGGATGTAGAACTGTGTGGTGACGGTCTTCCAGCCATTCGGCTCCTGCTGTATCGAAGCATACCAGGCTATTTCAATATCGCTATGCTGCGGCAGCATTTAACCTCTTGTAATTCATCGCCACAATTGATTTAATTCACAAATAAAACTATAACATGGTGAAATTAATGAAAAAAAACACAGATGATGGGGCTAAAATTTACACACCACTTACCCTAAAGCTTTATGACTGGTGGGTTTTGGGAGTATCAAATCGGCTTGCATGGGGATGTCCTACAAAGGAACACCTTCTTCCACACTTTCTGGAACATTTAGGTAACAACCATCTGGATATTGGTGTTGGAACTGGGTTTTACCTTACTCATGTACCTGAGAGTAGTCTGATATCTTTAATGGATTTGAACGAAGCTAGCCTGAACGCGGCATCTACAAGGGCAGGGGAATCAAAAATTAAACATAAAATTAGCCATGATGTTTTTGAACCTTATCCCGCGGCGTTACATGGTCAATTTGATTCCATTTCCATGTTTTACCTTCTTCACTGCCTGCCTGGAAATATATCTACAAAAAGCTGTGTAATACGCAATGCGGCGCAGGCCTTAACTGACGATGGAACTCTATACGGAGCCACAATTCTTGGCGATGGAGTTGTGCACAATAGCTTCGGTCAAAAACTGATGCGCATTTACAATCAGAAAGGCATCTTTTCAAACACAAAAGATTCCGAAGAAGGCTTAACACATATACTCTCAGAGCATTTCGAGAATGTTAAAACCAAGGTTCAAGGTACTGTAGTAATGTTTTCCGCTTCAGGGAAAAAATAGCATCCAACCGCAGCACGTTCTTGCTTAAGACGTGCTGCGGCATAATCCCAATGATTACTCCCTGACAGGGTTCGTAGGCCACTCAATATCAGGTGCAGTTGATGTATCAACACGGTTCAGCAACACCCTGCATGCCTTCCATGCCGCCAGCAATGATGTTTCCTCCTTCGTTGCATATACTGCTCACCTTTTTCACCCACGATTAACCAACAGCCAGATTCGCAGGCACGCCCCACCACGGCATATTCATACGCTTGCCATGCCCGAACATTTCAATCCAGCGATATTCTGCCTGGGTGTGTTCCCGCGCAATGAAGAACGTACAACCGGCTATCGCCCCGTAAGCCCAGTTTCCGGTAAAAAGACCAGCCAGTACCTGCACCGCTACGGCACAAAGCGCATGAAGTATCGACGTGATATCCATCTGCTATCCTTAAAACCACTCCCTGAGCGGGCGCTCTGGTGTAACCACCCACTCACGGAACACGGAATCATCAAATCCATCGTCAAGAAGACGGATATTAACAAAGTACCCTTCGTTTCGCGTGTATTCTGGTTCTCCGTCATCAGGAACATCTGTCTCCCTGAACGTAAAACCAATCTCATCAACCAGAACGGCATTCTGCAGCTCTTCGTCCTCTTCCCAGTTAAGTTTCCTGAGAAATGCCCTGAAATCTGCTTTATCACTGAAACGCAACGTGAAATCTCTCACTCCACAACCTCCCCAAGCTGCGCATCTGTTAGCTCTTTATGCCAGAGACGAAAATTCCTCACATGCCCAAATAAATGGCGTAATCCTGCTGTAGTTTGTCCACCAATGCGAATGGTTGCTGTACTCCGGATATATTCCCATGTGGTTTTTGTTTCGCTGGATATACGCCCGTTACTTACTGCACATGTAGACTGATCTGACTTTACACGCATCCCCATAACCATTTTTTTCAACGATGCGTTTTCGTTAACACGCCTATTTGATCCACCAATATCGCAATAAGGAAATCCGTCTGGCCCATCTGCCGAAGATCCGAAGCCAAGAATAATAGCCGCTCCGGTTTGATGACCGCCGGTATCAAAAACACGTGGCGCTGCATTTGGCGTTTTATACCAGTTCTTATGTACCTCACAAAGAACCGTAAAAGGAAGATTATAAAGATTATTATTAATTGGAACTGTAACTATATCGCTTGCGCGGGTAGCCGCCGTCGTTCCTGAGATAATAAAAGATGATGCACACGAACCATCCTCAACCTGAGGGGTGGCCAGATAAATATAGTCTCCAGATACGGTTGCTCCGCCCTGATTAGGAGAATACTGTATCTGAGATCCTATTTTTAACTCATCATCAATTGCCAGGATTGTTGCCTCTGCAAAAATCCATCCGGTAGCTTCGTCCTTTCTGACTCTCGCTGTAATCCTTGAGGCCGCGCCACCTGTCATATTAATTTCAAGCGTTTGTGTATCAATATATGCATCACCAAGAAAAGTTGTTGCACTACCGTCATATTTATCAAAGCGGATACGCAACCTTACCTGTCGTTCTGTTTTAAAACGACATGAGGTTGTCACGTACTTGTTATCGCCTGAAACATCAACTGACTTTGTAGCAGCAATTGATGCCATATTAATGGCTGACGTTTGCCCAATCAGAGAATCGTTACAAACAAACTTTCCATAAGTAAAACCAAAACTATCAGTTCCAACCTCAGCGACATTCATATTTGCAGATTTACCCCAAGAAGCTGGAGTTGCTGAATTCAACATGTAGTTGGTTCGCTGACCTTCAATCAATAAACCTTCTTTTTCAAATCGTGGCTCATTAATTTCCGCCGTTTTCAGTTCGCCAGATTTGTTGATATATGTTGCCGTTGATGCGCGACTGAAATTAACCTGTTTATCACTGGCAACCTGAACCACATTATCACCAATCTTCACTTTTTTATAACCCGGAGAATAGCCCGTAATCATATCCAGCGAATCATTAAAGGGTATCCACACATCCGGCAGCGGCTGTAAAACATATCTGTACGGCTCTGCTGTCTGGTTTGCGTATTCTCTGGCAGCATCTTCACTTGCTTTTGCTGCCGTCTGGCTTGCTGCCGATGCTTTCGCCGAGTTCGCCGCCGCTGTTTCGCTCACCTTTGCGTTGGCTTCACTGTCTTTGGCATTCGTCTCACTGGTTTTCGCTGCCGTCTGGCTGGATTTTGCGTTTTTTTCGCTGGCCTTTGTGGCTGTCTCGCTATTTTTCGCGTTGGTTTCTGATTTTTTGGCTGCTGTCGCGGAGTTTGCCGATGCAGTCTGCGAGGCCGCTGCCGCCTGTGCGCTGTTAGCTGCATTCGTTTCTGAGGTTTTCGCCGCATTCTTCGATGAGGCTGCTGCCGTTTCGGATTTCTTTGCCGCCGCTGCACTCTGTGATGACGCTCCGGCATGACGTGCCACTTCATTCACCATCAGCTCAAAACGGCGCAGTGCCTCCGGACGAACATCATCCTCCGTCATGGCACCGAGAAAATCATTCAGCGTACCTGGTCTGGAACCTTCATAGACGGTAATGGTCCCGGCATGTGAAGGCGGAAAACCTTCAACCAGCAGGATGACGCTGTACTGGCCATACTCAACATCCATGCTGTAACGCCCGGCTTCATCCGGATTTTCAGAGGCCACCGTGTTCACCAGTACCGTGGTGCTGTTACGCTTTGCCTTCAACTGAATAGTGCAGTTCTGTATTGGTTTTCCCGCACCATCTTTCAGCACACCTGAGATTTTTACTGCTGCCATATCCACTCCACAAAAAAGCCCGCCTGAACCGGCGGGCTGTCATAACACTGTGTTACCTGGCTAATCAGAATTTATAACCGACACCCACGATGAAACCGTCAGTGCGCCAGTCACCACTGCCGGAACCTTCATAAGCAAGGTCAATGGCCACGGATTCGGTCGGGTTAAACTGCACGCCAGCTCCCCACGCCAGAGACGTGTTGCTGTGGCGATCGTCATCACTTCCGGTCAGCACATCGTGCGTTTTCCCCTTGCTGTCAGTTACACGGAGATAATCCCCGGAAAAAGTCGACACACGGCTGTAAGTCACACCAGCGATCACATACGCGCTGAACCATTCATTCACGCGCACAGATGGCCCCGCCATCACGCTGAACCAGCGGTTACGCACAGAATCCTCATGCCAGCGGGTATCGCTGTAGTGCGTTTTTTTCTCATCTTCAGCATTGGCATAACTGAAGGACGTAATCAGCCCCAGCGTGTCCGTAAACTCATAACGGTATTTCACGTTAATCCCGTTCAGATTATCGCTGCCGGGAGCGTTCGTACGGGCATGAAGATACCCTGTGCTCAGTGTGGACTGATGTTCAGACGCCCATGCAGGCGCACCGGATACGGACAGACAGATGGCTGCGGACAAAATGGCTGCACAAACTTTACGCATAATTACCTCTCGCTTTTCTGCAATAAAAAAGGCGCCATTTCTGGCGCCCGTATTGGGGTTATAAAATTCAGCTAATCGTGATGCCTGCAGTGGCTTTCTTCATCACAACAACCAGCAAATCGCTGATACTTGCTGTGGGATACCAGCCATTTACCCACCATGCTGATACAGAAAACTCCAGCGTCATGTG